CGTTAGGTGTAGGTTCTGCCGCTTCTACTTCGTCAGCCTTTTTCTTAATAGGAATGCAGTTAGGGACTTTACGACCATTTTTCGTTTTCATACCGTATTGTTCGTAGCCTTCTGTGCATGGGTCATCAGCACTTTTAGCCTCGACATCCTCATCATTACAACCGCAACCACATGGGCCACCATCTTCTGCTTCAACCTTTTTACCGCCACGCCATTGTCTACAAGACCAGTATCTAGCCTTCCATTTTGGACCCGGCGTTTGACAGTTATGTCTTGAGCGAAATGCTTTTCTTCTAGCAGGGTCATCTCTTTTAATTTCCATGTTAGGGTCGCCAAATCTTACTATGACTACATTACCGCTACCATTTTTAGTATAAACTGCGAACTTTTTAGAACCGCCCTTTGTGCGAAAGGGCTTGTTAAGAGTAACGCTACGGCCTTGATATTCTGCCGCAGTAACATCTTCTTCATCCCATTCTTCGTATGATACTACTTCGCCACTACAACCGCATCCACACGACATTGTTTGTTTCAGTTAGTGATTGTCTTATTAAACTAATTACGACATTCCCAACAATTGCCTAGAACACAAAGGTCACAAAAGTATGAGTTATTCATTTTTTATCGCCTTTTTCGTTTGTTATCTTGTATGCTTCCATATCCAAATTATGTTGCTTTTGCATTTTTTCCATTTCTAGGTCATGCTTTAATTTGTATTCTTTTAACATACGTGTATGAGAATCTATTGCTTCTGCGGCACTAACGTCGCTTGCTAATTGCTCCGGCAGTATATTTATTTTTGCTCCTTCCTTACCTTTGAATAAATCAAGAACGCTTGTTATAATAAGAAGTGCTGGACCACCTAATAAACCAATAACTGTCAATTGACTGTCAGTAATATCTCTTACCTCAACAATACTATAATAGGATGCAGTTACGGCAATAACAACCCACGCTAAAACTACACCAAGACCGAAAATGAGCATAAGAATCTCATTCGGATTTGTCATTCGCATCTTCTTCATAATATTTGCACCTACTATGTGTCTTATAAATCTATCAATGTAAATTACTGAAACAACAACAAAAATTGCTATTGGTAACAGTAACATCAATCCACCAAATCCGAAGCACCGTCTTGTGAGTTTTCACGTGGCAGTTCTCCGGTTTCGGGGGTTGATTGTGTAATTCTTTCTTCTCCTTTTTTACCTAAAGTCGGTAAATTAAGCAAATCTAAACTTTGATTTAAGGTAAGAATACCTGCGTTGTATCCCATAACGGTTCTTTGCATAACATTAAGGGGTGTTTCACTATCCATAGCCTCAAAGGTTATGGTAGGTAAATCTTGTTTTCGATAAGTTATTCCGAGAAGGTCTAAGTGAGTCATAAACATTTTCAGTGTTGCTTCTCCTAAGATTCTGTGCATACGGCTTATTGCTTGAACCGCCCAAAGATTTGCATTAAATGTTGCGGCAAAGGTTGAACCTTTTTCCTGTCCTGCGGCTACTCTTGGCACTTGTAATACAGCCGCTATGTCTGCGTTAATAGTGTCTAGGAAACCTGTGTTATTAGGAACAGAATTACCTACATCAACGTGATGCAATTCGACATAGTGAGGTAAAACTGGTATTTGGTCGCCTCGCAGTCCCTCGAATAAACTTATTACCTCATCCATAATGTGTTGAAGTCTTTGAGCCTGTTCAGCAGGGTCTTGTATGTGTTCGATAGCAGATTTGTCTATCGTAATATATTGTTTTGTCATAGAATCTTCAAGACTAATACGGTTATTCATACTATTGTATTTCATGCGTATTGGTTGTTTTAGCGAAGTAAATCTACTTGCTCCCCATACACCATAAGTCTTTCGACCTTTGTTATCAGTAAACCAATTACTTCTATAATCAATTCGTATGTGCATTATTTCACGTGTCGGTATTTCTCTTTCATAAGACGTGGCTTCACGAACCATATACGTCTTAGCCTCAATAATAGGGTTATCTTCATCGGCAACGAAATAAGAACCTAAACCGCCTCTTTCATCTACAATTGTAATTTGTTTTACGGGTAAACTTTGTAAGCCTGTGACACCTAATCCTTCTTTACCCACTATTTTGTTAATATCATTACCATAAACCATAAGATTACGCATAGCATTAATCATAATGTCGTCAAAATCCAAAGTATCTTCTACTAATTCACGTATTGCTTCACGTATTTGTGTATTTTTACCTCTACTATAATTTATATCGTAGTTATTAGCAGTAAGAGAAACAGCACGAACAGCACCATTTAATTCAGGGTCTAACTTTAACATATTGTCAAATAACTCAAACTCGTTATCAAAGTTTGCGTCGTTCCTTAGACGCTCAGTATTTCTTACAATATCAGGAATACCTGCAACCGCACTGAATGATTCACTGGCTATACCTATCCTCTCTAAGATAGGGTTCTTTACTTCTGTTTTACCTTTAGGTCGAAAAATATTCCATCGTCTGCCTTCCGCCATATCCTTTCCACATGGTAATTGTCTTTTAATCATTGGTATTAATTATTTTTATTATTTTAGCGTTTTACAAAAAGAATTAAACGCTTTACTGCTACTTTGTTTGGTATTTCTTCAATTTTTTCTATAATATGGAAAAGTTACTTACAGTAACTAAGTAGTAACTATTACTTACCAGTAATAAGCAAGGGCCTCTACCAAACACATTATAGAAGAAATAAAACTAATTCACAATAAGTTCGCAGTATAACGTTTTATTTATTTTGTTAAATGTGTAATTAATGAAAAGATAAAGGTAAATAGTTAAATACCCTACTAGTAAGTTAGAGGTATGGGTAAGTATACCGGCGGAGATGAGTTAATAGAAAAGTTTGCTAATGATAGGCATTTTACTTCAACAAGTGAGTTTGCCGAGTTTCTACATAGTGTAGAACCGGCTAGAAGTGTTCATGCTTGGAGAATAGCAGTAGGTAGATGGGTTAAGAAAGGTAACACATTTAGAAACTATGACTTAGAGGCAAACAGCGAAGTAAGCAACAGTAAGATATATTACGATGAAAGTAATGATACATACATAGTAATGATGGAATGTATTGACGGTCTTATAACAGTAGATGGTGAAAAACACAGAACTATGAAACAACAATACTCTAGTATTGGTGGCGGTCTTACTATTGATGATATGGCTAGAGAGTTTGAAATGCCCGCTAGTGTAGTATCTGAATATATTAAAGTAAATAAGTGGAAACATAGTATGCAACCATTTACCGATGAAGAGGTAATTGAAAACACACTTGATGACATGGTAGAGCGATTTTTAGATATTCGTAAAATAGAAATAATGAAAAGGGCTGAAAGAAAGAAGTGGAAAGATATTGAGAAGCAAGCAGAAGCATATACATTATTACACGAAGGATTGGCTAATGAGTTTTTCGACATACTAGGCAACCATAAACCTGCATCAATAAAAAGAAAGCCATTGAAACACACTATGGATTATGCAGTAGTGTTATCCCCTACCGACTTACACTTTGGTAAATATGGTTGGGTTGACGAAGTAGGACAAACCTATAACTTAGAAACGGCAGAAGAAAGAGTATTAAGTAAGACAGAAGATTTGCTTAGTAGATTACCTAGTAAACCGGAAAAGTTTTATGTGGGCGTTGGTTCTGATTGGTTTCATGTAGATAATGACATAGGAACTACAACAAAAGGAACGGCACAAGATATGGCCGCTACACCAGCACAGATTCTTATGCAAGGGTGCGATTTAGCACGAAAACATATAGATTTACTAAGAACAGCAAGCGACGTTGAGTTAGTCTTTATGGGCGGTAATCACGATAGACATACTAGTATTATGCTAATGATGTATCTTGATGCTTACTATAAAACGTGTGAAGATGTAACTATTACTTTGAGTCCTAACATAAGACAATATATTACTTACGGTAATAACCTAATTGGTTTTACTCATGGTGACGGTAAAGTTATGAATAAACTACACTCTCTTATGGCTCACGAAGCAAGACAAGATTGGGGGGTAACAAAGAACCATCTTTGGTTTCACGGACATTTACACCATCAATCTGTTAAAGAAGTAGGTGGATGTTTAATATTCCAATTGCCTAGCCTTGCTGGCGAAGATAGATACCACAGTCGAAACGGATATGTCATGGCTAGGGCAGGTTTATCTGCTTATATGATTGACAAAGAATTAGGTATGGTTGGAAGTTTATTCGCTCCGGTGATGCACGATGAGTAATTGGACTTCGGCTAAATGTAATTGGTGTGGCTGGACTGCTCCACGTATGCTAATTAGTAAGGCTGAATCTAGGGTTTGCCCGAATTGTAACAAAAAGGATTTGAGGCCGTTATGAGTTTTAAACAAGATTTGGCTATGGAACGTAGTAGGACTAGCGTTAAGTATTTCTACGAATGGTTAGGTTATACTTGGGGTGAACATATCGGAGAATGGATGGATATTTATGCTGATAGAAAAGATGCAGAAGTGCATCGTGTTTGTATTATTGCACCTAGAGGTCATAGTAAATCTACTACTCTTAGGGTAAAACTATTACATCAATGTCTTTTTGATAAATGGAACAATAACAGACCCTTTACTTGTTGGTTGATTAGTGCTAGTAAAGATACAGCAATAAGAAGGTTACAGGAAATACGTGATGATATGAAAAGGCATCCTCAATTGTCAAGATACTTAGACCCTAAGAAGGGTAATAAAACGGAAATACATTTCACTAATGGGGCGTGGATAATGGCTACGTCTGTTGGTTCTGCTATTCGTGGGGAACATCCTGCGTGTGTAGCATTTGACGATGTGTTAGTAGATTCTGATGATATGGCACCACGAACATTACAACAGTGGTTTAGAAAAGCAATCACACCTATGCTAGACCCAAAGTCCTCTATTTATGTAGTGGGAACACCTATGGCTATGACAGACTTATATCATACTGAAATGCTAGACAACCCTACTTGGAAAAAGGGCACTTGGTCTGCAATAAAAAACTATGATGAATGGAAAGCAAGCAGTCAAACAATAAAGGCTTTACCTCTTTGGCCTGAGCATAGAAGTATTAATTACCTCATGGAACAAAAAGCGGCTATTGGAGACTTAGAGTTTGCACAAGAGTTTTTGTGTAGGGTTGTTGATGATGATGCGGCAGTCTATCCTAACAATTTAATAAGAAAGGGTTTAGACATGAATACTATGCTACAAACAGATAAAATAAACAACAATAGGTATGTTCTTGGGTTTGACCCCTCACAAGGTCTAGGGCAAGACTACACAGTTATTATTGTCTTAAGACAAGATGAGCAAGGATTTGTTCACTTTGTAAATATGTGGAGAAGAAATGACTTCCCACCGGATAAGCAAGCAGACGTTTTAATAGAAATGGCTAAGAGATATTCTGCACCAGTAGCGGCGGAAGATGTAGGCTTCCAACAATTATACGACGCTCTTATACAACAAAAAGGGGCTATGGTAGATTATAGACCTAGTAAGGTAGGTAACAGGACTTTGAAGCAAGGACTTCTAAATAGACTTAGGGTTTGGTTTGAAAGAGAAATGATTATATTCCCATACGGTAATGACGAAACACGTAGAATGGTAGAAATATTATTAGATGAGTTAAAAACACACGCATGGCGTGACGGTATTATTGTAGACTTAGGTAGACATAACGATACTGTTATGGCTTTCGCACACGCAATAGACCAATTCACATACAGAACACCGGATATGCCAGTAGTTATGAAAACTATGACGGGCGGTCAATGGATGGGTGGGTCTAAAAAAGGATTACCTAGAGATAGAACAAGTGCTATTGGTGGTAAAGTAATAAACAGGAGAGGGTTTTAATGGCGGGTCCGTTACCAAGAAAAAAGATGTATAAAAGAATAGTAGAAGAATTATATAAGGGTGGATACTTTGACGACTGGCGAGAAACAAGTGAGATTTGCCGAGAGATAAATAGTAAAATACCTGTGCGGTGGAGCCCAGTATATCCTAGTAGCGTTTTTAGATATATGAGAAGGCTACCATTAGTAGAAGAATACAAGTGGAAAGGCGTAAGAAAAAGCATGATACGCCAGTGGAAAAAAAATTAAAAAAAATATTTTCAAAAAATTTATTTAATATCGTTTAAGGTGGTTGGCTAGTGGATACGTCGTGTTTTTTGTGTTTTTGGCGTTCGCAGGGCTACCCAAAATTACCCCCAAAAAGAGGGGTTTTAAACGAGGTTACGAATCGGGGTAGGTGATTTTACCTTGAATCGTTTGGGGTGGCTTAAATCACCCCTAGAAGGGAAGGAAACGGGAAGCCCGAAGGCTTCCCGAATCCTGAGTTTAATTATCACCCCCAGCAGGGAGAGAAGAACGGCTGAACGGGAACCTCTCAATCACTAGATTCTGAACACC